GCTGATGGTAAAATTTACTTTGAACTATACAACCCCACTTTAGTATCAAATACTAATGTACATCACATGGGTTTAGCATCCATAGGGTTAAACATCAATAACGCTAGTAACATGGAAAATGCGGCTGGCGGTGGTGCTGTAGTTTGGACTTATGCTAATGCTAATGGTCGAAGTATTTATGCAAGACAAAATGGTAGCAATATAGCTACTGTGGCTCTACCTAATGCGATTGCGGCTGGCGACATAATTGCTTTTGCTTCTGATTCTTCTACTGGCAAGGTTTGGATGTCGCAAAATAATTCATGGTTAAAGGCTAATGGCTCGTTTGACGGGTCTAACGCGTTATCTTCCTCAAACTATTTATTTCAACTTGCAACGGGACATGAATTAACTCCACTGACTATGCCTTTAGGTTCAACACCATCTACTATTGGGGTGTTAAACTGCGGCCAAGATTCAAGTTTTGCTGGAGCAAAAGCCCCACAAGGAAACCAAGATAGCAACGGCATTGGGGACTTTTTTTATCAGCCCCCTTCTGGCTTCTTAGCGTTATGTACGGCTAACTTACCATTGGCTGATGTGATTCCTAGTGAAAACTTTAATACTGTTCTTTATACAGGAACAGGTTCGCCTGCTACCCACACTTTAGGATTTAGACCTAATTTAGTTTGGGGTAAGAGGCGAAGCGCAGATCAAAATCATTGGTTAATTAATGATGTTGGAAATATAAATAAAAGATTAGCGTCAGATACTGATGAGTCAGAACAACCAGAAGCAAATGGAACGACTTTTAACGCAACGTCTTTTACCACCGCTAACAACGATTTATTTATTAACAACAACAGCACTTACGTTGTCTGGAGCTGGAAAGGTAATGGTACAGGAACGGCAGTATCCAACACCAACGGAGCTATCACTTCCAGTGTGTCTGCAAACCCTAGTGCTGGGTTTAGTATTGTTACCTATTCTGGTGCATCAAATGCTACCTCAGACTCATCTAATAATAGTGGTGCTTATTGGACTATCGGGCATGGTCTGTCAAAAGCACCAGAAGTAGTGTTAGTTAAAACAAGAAGTTCACAGGCTGCTTGGTATATGGGGCATCAAGGTCTTAGTGCAACACCTTGGGCTAGTGGCTCTCATGTTAAGATAAACACTTCTGAAGCAAGTGCAAATGAGTCTAATATTCTTTGGGGTAATGCAGCGCCCACTTCTACAGTGTTTAAAGTCGGTGGTTGGAATGTCGTGAATAGAGCGAACAGTACATACCTAGCATATTGTTTTCATTCAGTTGACGGCTACTCCAAGGTCGGTAAATATGTTGGTAACGCGGGCGCATTTAAATTTGTATACTGTGGATTTGCTCCTGCCGTTATAATTACCAAAAGCATAGGCGGTACTGGATGGCGAATTATTGACAATAAAAGAACTACATTTAACCCATCAAAAGCTTCTTTATATCCAGATAGTAATAGCCAAGAATATAACGGCTCTGGGCATGAAACTGATTTCCTATCAAATGGGTTTAGGATGATGAACTCAAATAGTCGATTAAACACAAACAATCAGACTTACATCTTTATAGCATTTGCAGAAAATCCATTTAAACACACAAACGCTCGCTAACAGGGCAATCACAATTTAGGAGAAACACTATGTGGTTCGTTGGAAATACAGAAATAGGTTTTATAGTAAACAGGGCCAGAGGGTTAACTATTGCAGGGATTCAATATCCTCGCAACATTTTTACGATATGGTCAAAAGAAGAACTTGCTGCAATTGGCGTAAAACCATACAGTGAGGTTCGTCTAGATTCACGCTACTACTCTGATGGTGCATTGACTCGCGCCGAAGTTGATGGAACTATAGTTGGTACTTACGCTGGAGTAGCAAAGGATGTTGCTCAGTTAAAATCAGAAATGATGGATTCAGTTAAATCTCAAGTCTCTTCACTACAGGGTGATGTTGATTGGTATTGGAGTAGAGCTTCAAAGGGTGGAACTGCTGTTCCAGATAGAATTCGTTATCACGCTGCAGCAATCTACACAGAGATGGAATCAAAAGAATCTGCTATTAGTGCATTGACAACTTTAGATGGAATCATTGCATATCAGAATCATCCAATGATTGAAACTAGTAAAGTGAAACACACATCAGCTGAAGGTGTTGTGACTTATGGCCCGCAAACAACTACATCTAATGTGGAAATTAACAAAGTTACTCATGGATGGTCATCTTTAAACCCAGTAGACCCATCTTTTGTTAGTTTGGTAGATGCATAAATAGTTTAAAGATTGAATAGATAAAACTGTTCTTTCTAAGGTACATACCTATTATAACAAGGATGTTTTGTTCTGTCAAGACATTTTAGGAACTTATTACATTATGACTGACTTCGAACACTACCTCGGAAACCCCTTACTCAAGAAATCAAATGTTCCTGTTAATTGGGAGAAGGGGCAGATTCTTGAGTATCAGAAGTGTATGGAAGACCCCATATACTTTATCAAGAATTACATTAAGATTGTATCACTTGATTTAGGCCTTGTTCCTTTTGAACTGTACGACTTCCAAGAAGACATTGTAAACACAATACACGAAAACCGATTTACTATCTGTAAGTTGCCAAGACAGTCTGGTAAATCTACCACACTTGTCTCTTATGTACTCCACTACATTCTATTTAATTCAAACATGAATGTTGCAATCCTTGCTAACAAAGCTGCAACCGCGAGAGATATTCTTGGTAGACTTCAACTTGCATACGAGAACCTACCTAAGTGGTTACAACAAGGAGTTGTCTCTTGGAACAAGGGTTCTGTGGACTTAGAGAACGGCTCTAGAGTTGTTGCTTCGTCTACATCATCCAGTGCAGTTCGTGGTGGTTCATACAACATGCTATTCTTAGATGAGTTTGCATTCGTTCCACAGAACGTAGCAGAAGACTTCTTTAGTTCTGTATACCCTACAATATCATCTGGTACTTCTACTAAAGTTGTTATCGTATCAACTCCCAATGGCATGAACATGTTCTATAAGTTGTGGACTGACGCAGAGAACAAAAGAAACTCCTATAATATCATAGATGTTCACTGGAGTCAAATACCCAACAGGGACGCAAAGTGGCGTGACGAAACAATTGCAAACACATCCCTAGAACAATTTCAACGAGAGTTTGAGTGTGAGTTCTTAGGTTCTGCAAACACTCTTATCCACCCTGCCAAGATTAAGACAATGGCATTCCACAATCCTATTACATCAAATGCTGGGTTGGATATGCATGAACGTCCAGTACCCAATGGAACCTACGTTCTTATTGCTGACGTGGCTCGAGGAACAAAGAATGATTACTCTGCATTTATTGTCTTTGATGTTTCAACAGTCCCCTATAAGATTGTTGCTAAGTATCGTAACAATGAGATTAAACCATTACTATATCCAAACATTATTAGTGATGTTGCACTCGCATATAACAATGCATACGTCTTAGTTGAAGTAAATGACATTGGCGAACAAGTTGCGACTGCTCTACAGTTTGACTTGGAGTACGAGAACCTTATCATGGCAAGTATGCGTGGTCGTGCAGGTCAGGTGCTTGGTGGAGGGTTTTCGGGGGGCAAAGCGCAGTTGGGTGTACGAACAACCAAAGCAGTTAAAAAGATGGGTTGTTCCAATATTAAACAAGTTATTGAATCAGACAAGTTAATTATCAATGACTATGAACTAATTAAAGAGTTATCTACCTTTATCCTTAAAGGCTCTTCTTATGAAGCAGAAGAGGGACATTCAGATGACTTGGCAATGTGTTGTGTATTGTTCGGGTGGATGATACAACAAACATATTTCAAAGAGTTAACAGACGATGACATTCGTGCTAGAATGTATTCAGACCAACAGAATCAACTAGAGCAAGATATGGCCCCATTTGGATTCTTGGACGATGGTGTACAGTCTCCTTATGAGGATAACATTGTTGATGAATACGGACAAAGATGGAGTCCAGTAGTACGAAGTTATGAATCTGATTGGTAGAGTTTTATAGAACCCTACATACTACATAATATCAATAATATCGTTTACTAGTTTTAAATGACAGTTTGAACACACGACTTTACAAACACTGATTAGTTGATTAACTTCAGTTCTTGATTCTTCGTTCAACCCTTTTCTTTTAGTTAGTTTTCGAATATCCTTTTCGTGAGGATAGAACTGGAGACAGGCGGTTTCAGATTCACCACAGTAATGACAGGACTTTTCGCCAAGATATTCATTAACCCATATCTTGCGAGCCCTGTAATTTCTCTGTGATACCCTCTTAATGGTATCTTTATATTTCTGATAGTGTTCCGACATAGTATTATTTATGTGCCGTAAAACCTATAAAAAATAAAAGTGTAGACTTAGTTTTTTATAAATATCAA